ATTTGTTTAGGGTTTTTCAATTTCGAATGGTTGTAGGTATAACGCAATTAAGAGAAGTGAACGGCTTATCACTATTGCACATTAGGGAAGTTCTTGCCAGATTGGCGAACTAATGCATAATCAACAAAATAAGCTCCAGAACCTGTAGTAGCTTGCAAATAAACTATTTGTGTAGAAGCAGAACCTCCAACAGCGCCTTCTAACGTAGCGTAAACACGAAACGAACCTGAGAAGACAACTAAATAGAAGACAAAACCTCCAGTAACAGCAAATCCAGTTGAAGTACTAGCAAATGTTGGGGTTGGCGCTGAAACTATAGAGTTAACATCGTAACCCCACATAGATCCAAAAGAGGATCCAGCAGGAGCAGAACTACCTTGAATATCAAACACACAGCGATATATGGCACCACTATTAAGGTTATTGAGTCCAGTTGTGGTTGTTTCCAACAAACTAACTGCATTACCAATAGCATTAGTAGTAGAAGTATCAGTAAGAATGGCACGTTGACCAGGACCGCTTGCAATTGGTATAGTAGTCGTATGAGGTGTGAGCATAGGGCATGTAAGTTCAACTTCATAATCTAACCACAAATAACCAGGTTGAGCAGTTGTACCGATATTAGTATAACACTGTAATTCACAAAAAATATTTTCGTTAATATCAACGTTAACTAACGGGTCAAGAAATCTTCTAATGGCATCGGTGTAAATTTCCATGGTTAGTGGCATCCATAATGGTCCCATAACACCATTACCACTTACTAACGCACGTTGAAGAAAATTTGAAGCTTCCGGCTGGAGTGCAGGCTGATTAATATTGTCACCTGAACAAAGGACAATTTCACCGACAGTATTAGTTGCGACTTTTGGTACATAATGTACAATAAGCCGTTTCCAACGATAATACTGATACGCCCGGGATAACTGTCCCAAAATGCCACCGGAAAAATAAGCCGGAGCAAGAAGAGCAGACTTACCAATACCAAACGTAGAAACACCTTGAGCTTCCACGGTACTGATAAATTCTCTACCAGAGACAAAAATTCGATCCTTAACATTTCTAGTTTTAGTCGGACGAGCTGCCATAACAGATGAAATAGCAGCCGGCGCCGATACCTGAACACCACCCAAACTCGTCGTAGAGCTGGCTGGTGTCTGCATCGAACGATTCGACCGATTAGACTTAGGAGTCGGAATAGCAACAGGGCTAGGTTGGTTTTTACGAAACTTGGGTGTCAT